CCTGCTGCGCGAGCCGAAACTGCGCCCTGAGTGCAAGGCGTTTTTTGATGGTCTGAACGCGCCCGCGCCAAATCCTCTGCCGCAAGCGGAAGCCGCCACGTTTGAACCCGCCCAGGTCGTGGTGCGGGTAGGGGAAGTGTTGCCTGTGAGCGTGACCATCCCGCCTGGGCGCAAGGTCGCGCGGTTTGAGATTAACCCCGCCGGGCTGGTGGATGGATGGCCCGCCGAGTTGCCGCCCGGCGCGGCCACTTGGACGGTCAACGGGCGAATACCCGGCAAGGGGAGCATCGTCTGCGCTCTGGACGATGGCACAAAGAGCGAGCTGACGTTTGAGGTGGTGGCCGAGAGCGCAAAGTTTTCCGAAAAGTTGTCGGGGACGCTTAAGAGCGCAGACGGTCGCACGTTCAAATTCGTGGGGACGCTGACGGAGGTGGGTTAATGGATTGGCGACTGTGGCTCTACCGCCCCATCAACGCCCTGCTGCGCAGGCTGATGAGCGCGAACTACCGCGCAAACTATCTGCGCTCCAATGACTGGCGCGAGCGCAGCGCAGGGTTTGTCCAGTCGCACCTGATGCGCCACCCCGAAGACCGCGGCAAAGCCCTCCATGTCCACCACTTGCATTACGACAACATCGGACGCGAAATGCTGGGGCGCGACGTGGAGGTGATTACCCGCGAGGAACACATGCGCATCCACGCGGCGCGGCGGGCGGTGGCAGTATGAACATCCTCGCCTTTGCTTTCTCTGTCATCGTTCTGGCCGCGCCGCCCGGCCCGGCCAAGAGTATTCACGAGTGCATCTCGCGCTACCCGCAGATTGACGCGGCTCTGCGCCGCTCCGAGGCGCAGACCGGCATCCCCCGCGCGACCATCTGGGCCATCGCTTGGGTGGAGACGCAGTGCGACCCAGCCGCGCGTGGAAAGGCGGGCGAGGCTGGCATGTTGCAGATCATGCCGCGCGACCAGACGCGCTACCCGGCTTCGTGGTTTGGCGACCGACCGCTGGCCGATGAGCTGATGGACCCGTTTTTCAGCTCGCGTGAGGCTGGGCGCATCCTGCTCAAAAACAAGATTCGTTTTTGTGGCGGTGATTTGATGTGCGCCGTGCGCGTTTACAACGGCGGAACGAGCGCGTGTGTCCGCGCCGGCGGGCGCGATAGCCGCGCGATGCCAGTCTTTGCTCAATCAAATGACCTTTGCGCGCGGGCGTGGCAATACGCCCAGCGTGTGTATGAAGTCTCTCAAATGATAACAAGTAGGTGAAACATGAATTACAAAGAAATTCCAAAAGCCGTTCGCGCTACGCTCTCTATTTGTCCCGCCAAAAATGTGCGGGTGGTGGACGGCGACACGATACAGGCCGATGTTCAGCTTCCCGCCTGGACAAAGCTCGTCATGCGCGAATACGCCCGTTTTACAGGCATTGATGCGCCGCCAGCAGGCACGCCAGAGGGAGATAAGGCGACCGCGTGGCTGAAAGAAAAAATCGGCGATAAGCCGGTGATGCTCATCATCAAAAACAGCCGCGATCTACACGGGCGGCTGTATGCCGAGGTGTGGCTGGAGGGTGAGGACAAGAGCATCAATCAGCAGTTGGTGGAGGCGGGTGTGGCCGTTGTTTACAAAGACTTGGAAATGGAGGAATAAAACATGAATTTACTTAAAAGTCGCACGTTCGTCACTTGTCTTTTGGATGCGCTGGTCAAGGCGGCCACGCTGGTTGCTGGCAAATACGCCGCACCCGAAACGGCGGCCATGCTGCATGATTTGTGGTTAATCGCCCAGCCGGTCGTGCTGTTTTTGGTGACATATTTCACCGTGAACGACTTTGCCGCGCCGGTTGTTCAGCGCGC